CAGACTTTAAAGATTTCTGCGTCAATATGCTAAAAAAAGACGGTATGCAACCAAACAGAACTCCATACAATAAAGACAATCCCTATAAAAGTCGTCCTGGTTGGCGACCAGCTTTTGAACATTATGTGGTTACTATTAACGTACCCGATGATGTAAGCAAGGAGGCTGACGCAAGCTCACATAAAAAAAGACGTCATTTAGTTCGTGGTCATTTAATGAGATCGCATAGTGAAAATTCTACTGATGGATTTGTTTGGCGTAAATCTCATTGGCGAGGCAATAAAGAAATAGGTCTTGTTACCAAAGATTATGTTATGGATATAGATGAAAGAATAAACAAAAAGCAAAGCGTAGCAAGCTGATGGCGAAGATTAATTCCAGAAACAAAGGCGCTCAGTTTGAGAGAGACGTTGTACGTATACTCAATAACTTCTTTATAGAGGAAGGTATAGACTTTCAAACTAAGCGCAACCTGGATCAATATCAACAACGAGATCTTTGCGATCTGCAAATACCCAACCACGCGATAGAGTGTAAGTTCTACAAAGAAGGCGATTGGGTAAAGCCTGAATGGTGGCGACAAGTATGTGCAAGTTGCGAAGACAACATCCCCGTACTTATCTACAAATACAACCGCAAACCGATACGAGTTTGCATACCTCTGTACGCGATCAATCCTGATTGGGTACGCGACAACCAAGCTATAGCCGTTATGACTATGGACGATTGGTTATCTATCTTAAAAACGAATTGGGATTTATACGGAAAGTGCTAGGTTGAGCTTGGCTCTAACGACTCCTAGCGTAGCCGAACGATTACAGTGAGGGCTTGTTTAGGGGAGCTGCCTCACCTGGAGAAGCATCGTTTGATTCATCCATGCTTGGTGGTAAGTCTACCGCCTTTGGAGCAGACTCAGTCTTCAACGGCAAGAACGATTTGATTTCGTTGCTTGGACCGTATTCACCAGTCTGATCTTCAACAATGACGACTCTCGCTTCAAAAGTTTTGTTTTGAAACTCCCAAGCAGTCTTGGGAACTTCTTTAAAACCAACAGCTTTTGCCAAACGAGCAAAGTCGTTATTGGCGTAGCCTCTGATTTCTTCTTGCTTTTGTTTGTCGTCATTTGTGTACCAAAGATTGAAGTTCTTTCTCAACTTCCATCCCGCGTAACTATCACCCGTAACCTCTGTCTCCAGCTTCAAGTAATCGTTACCAGCCGCAGATGTTGTCTTTTCGCAAGACAATATTACGACAGGGTAATCACCCTCTGGAATTGCAGAGCTACTCTCTGCCGCATCCAAGTCTATATCCAATCCTTCAAAGTCACTCATGCTGCACCTCCTGCAAATCCGAGTTTGTTTATTACACTAGCCAGATCGGGTGACTCAAACCCGTCTAACTTACCTGAACGATCCTTGGCTATATAGTTCTGACCAATTCTCGTTTGCAACCATCTTGTAGTGACGGTCTTACCTTCTTCATTTTCTTCGTCAAACGTACGAAGAACCAATACTTCATCAAAGAAGTAAGGTATCTGCGTAGGAAGTTTGGCGCCAACCATCATCGGTTGGTAATGATAGGCACCTGTCTGCTCGTCACGTTCTCTGCTTTGTTTAGCAATGAATATAACGTGGACAGGTAAATCCCTGAACCTACGCATCGTTTTAATCATCACTTCGATGACCTCTCCGTACGCACGTCTAGGATCTTTACTTTTGGCCTTTTCTTGCGAAAGCAAGATTTCAGCCATTTCTGTAACACTATCAAGACAAACGGTGTCGTATTGTAGTGTTCCGTTCTCAAGTAGTTGAGCTATCTCTTCTATCTCAGAAGCTTCCTTAACCTCGATTGCATCAAGATCAGGGGCATCCTTAATAGAGAGAAGACCACTCTCCATACTAACGACTAATGTTTTACCAGGAGCCGTTTGACAAAGAGTTGTTTTACCCGCACCACTTTCGCCATACACTAAAAGTTTGGCGCCTTGCGACTCAACTAAATCGCTCGGTGACTTGATGCGGTCCTGAATACTAATGTTCATATTTTTCTCCAGTTGTTAATGTAAATGTTTTCAGTTACAATCACACGAAAACATAATTACACATATAGTATACATGAACAAAGCAAAAATCAATAAGAATCAATGGAAGATTAATTACTTCCATAGGCAACAACAATTGGTAGAGAGAGAACTGATGGATTTATACAGTCAGGGACTTGAACCAGCATATAAGGAGCGTGAAGTGGAACGAGTGAGTTTAAGTAAATACATAGAGTTTGTAGGGATCGAAGCTGCTGCAAAGTTATTCGATTGTTCTACACATACAGTCAAGGCTTGGAGATATGGCAACAGACAGCCATCAACGGATCAGGCCAAAAAGATTATTGTGGCAACTGAAGGTAAGTTAGATTTCTTTTCCATCTATGGTCCTATAGATAGCGAAAAAGAAGATACAAGTGAAACGGTTGAGTAGTGTTAAACGTCAAAGCGTCCGCGCAGGATTCTGCGTTGGAACTCGCTCTTGCGTATGCGGAAAGTGGCTACAGCCCTGTTCCCTTACTACGCCATAATAAAGTTCCGCCAAAAGAATTAGGCGGATGGCAAAAGTTTAAAGAACGACAACCGACGACAGAAGAAATAACAAGATGGTTTCAAGGCCGTGATGACCTTGTCGTAGCTCTGATATGTGGCAAGTTCATTGTTGTTGATGCCGATACACCAGAGGCAGTCAACTGGGCAGAAACCAATTTACCAAACACACCATGTAAGGTGGCAACGGGTAAGGGTATGCACTACTACTACAATAACCCTGAAAACTTTACAACTTATGTTGCCAGAAGAACCGATACTTCAGATCCCGCAAAACTTATAGATATAAGAGGAGAGGGCGGTCTTATCATTGCACCTTATAATATTCACGCGACAGGTGCGATATACGAGCCTAAGTTTATAGAGGAGTGGGATTGGCATGATACGAATGATCTGCCTGATCTGACCAAAGAACATTGGGTGATGATTACAGGTGTTGATAAGGTTAATACCAAAAGCATATCGCAACCTTTTGAACTGACGGGTGTAGTACAAGGCAGTCGTAACGATAACGCGGCAAGACTGGCTGGCAATCTAATAGCCAAAGGTGTGACTATAGAGATGGTGGAGTTTTTTGTTCAATCTTGGAATCAACAAAACAAGCCACCTTTACCTAGATCGGAGATATCAACTACAGTAAACTCTATACAAAAGACACACGATAGAAAGAACCAACAAGCGCCAGCTTTCATTCAACGCACCTACAACGTGAAAGAACCAATAGATCTCTACGAACCACCAGGCATACTCAAAGATGTATACGAGTATTCTGAGGAGATAGCGCAGATACAACAACCTGCTTTATCTTTGCAAACCTCGTTAGCTTTAGGGTCTGTTGCGCTTGGTCGTATGTATAAGACAGATATGAACAACTTTTCGTCTTTGTTCTTTATGTGTATCGCCAAATCAGGACAAGGTAAAGAAAACGTCAAGACAGT